AAGAAAAATTTTAATAAAAAATAATATGAGTGAAGAATATATTGAAGAAACATTAGAATATACTGATGATGAAAGAATGGATGATAGTTTATATGACGCTATTGTTAGTAAACCACCGGTTGAAGAAGAAAAAAAAGATTTAGACATTCCTTCTTGTTGGAGTAATTTAAAAAATAACGAATATGCACCTGCGTACCCAACGGTTCCAAAAGTACCTGCTGGTGTTTATGAAATTGGATGGAACAGCAGTCTATCAACATATACAGTTAAGAAACAACCATTCAAGACAGATGAATTATACCATTTGCCGTCATATGAAATCACGGACATTTTAAAAGATATTGATAATTTCTGGAATAGAGCGGACAACTACAAGAAGTATAACTACATTCACAAAAGAGGAATTTTGATGTATGGTGAACCAGGTTGTGGTAAGTCAGGTATCATTCAGTTAATATCACAACAAATAATTGAAAAAGATGGTATTGTAATCAATGTTAAAGATGAAGAAGATGTTGAAAGGTTTACATCATTTATTGCAACATTTAGAAAAGTTGAACCAAATAGACCGTTGATTGTTTTATTAGAAGATATTGATTCACTTGCCGGTGAAGGAAGACATCAGACCGCCAGATTATTAAATATCCTTGATGGTGTAAAACAAATTGAGGGTGTTGTTTATATTGCAACGACAAACTATCCAGAAAAGTTACAGGAAAGAATTACAAATAGACCATCTCGTTTTGATAGAAGATATAAAGTGGAACTTCCAAATGAAGACATCAGAAGAGCATATATTGAACACAAATTAAGTGAGGATGATTTAAAAGGTATTGATATTGAAGAGTGGATTAAAAAAACAGAAGGAATGTCTTTGTCGCACTTAAAAGAAGTTGTAATTTCTGTTATTGTTATGGGTAGAACTTTTGAAGAAACAATTGATAATCTTGAAGGATTGAAAAAAACACCAACAATTAAAGGTGGTGGTAAGGTAGGATTTGGAAATTAATTTGTATATTTGTAAAAAAAAGATATGGGAACAAGTCAAATTATAATGTTAGTATTATTAGCTTCAAATTTATTAATAGGTGCACACCTTCACGGAAAAGAAAGAACTGGGAATTACAGTTTTTGGGTTACATTAGTTAGTGTTGCTATTTATTTTACATTACTTAAAACTGGGGGTTATTTTAATTAATATGAGACATCATGCAAACTTTTATACAAATAGATTAGCCAAGGAATGGTTGAAGAACGGTAAGATTATTATAGCATGTGATCTTGACGATACAATTATTCCTTACAACGAAGAAATTAAAGACAACTGTAAAAAAATGGTTGATTTGATTTTGGAGTGTCAAGAAGAAGGAATATACTTTTTGATAAACACCGCAAGAAGTAAAGAACAATTAGAAAAAGCAAAAGAACAAGTCGAATCTCTGGGTATTGTTGTTCACGGGGTAAATGAAATGCACCCAGAATGGAATAGACCTTATGGTGTTAACGGAAAATTGTACGCAAATATCTTCCTTGATGACCGTGGTGGATTTTGGGATGCTTACTGGACTTTACTAAACACATTAACTATTGTTAAAATAGAAAGAAAAAATGGGTATAAGGATGAACAACAATCATAGAACGGACGCAGAATTTGAAAGCTTCCTTGAAAAAATCGGAGGACTTCAAAGAGCATATAGAGTTGATAAAGGATTAATACTTAAAAGGAATCAATTTAATATTGGTAATGGTTGGTTAGGTATTGTACAAAGATTGTTTGAAACATTAATTGCTCTTGGTTGGGATAAAAGTTTTGTTAATGTAAAAGAAAAGTTTGGAGGTATGAGTATATTTTTGGATAACCTACCAGAAAATGGATTTCATTTTGTTATTGAAGCTGAAAGAGAAACATTCCAAGTCTGTGAAGTGTGTGGTGAACCTGGAAAACAACACAAAATTAATGGTTGGGTTTATACACTTTGCGATGAACATAGAGATGAAAAACTTTATGTTGAATATGAGGGAAAAAGATATTTAAAAAAACTTATGGAACCAATAAAAAATGGTGACATATATTTTAATGCTCTTACAAATACAATTGAAATTTGTGAAACTGATAACTTTTTTGATCCCTGGTCGTTAAAAGTTATTGAAGTTATAAAAAATAATGATTAAATTTTGATATGGAAATGGAAATTGAAAGATTAAACAAAATGAGAGAACGAATTATTGAAAAAGCAGAAAAAATTAAACCAGATTTTAAACCACCAAAACAAGATTTGGGTGACGATGGCTACAAACCGATGACGTTTACTATTCATCCAAACGAAAGTAAAATACTAAATGAATGGATGGGTCATATTTATGGTGTTTATGGTATGTATGGTAATTTTGAATATAAGTTTAAAAGTACTGGTGGTTTGGGTTATGAAATTTGGGTTTATAGTGATTTAGCAAAAACCGAAATTTGTTTAACAAAAGATGTTGACTATTAAAAAAATATATAATATAATTAAAAAAAATAAGTTATGACAATTAAACAAGCATTAAAACTAAAAAACAAATTAGTTCACGAATTAAATGAACTATTGGCGAGATTACATAAAAATAATTCTGTAATCGAAGGTAATCAAAGAGATTATTCAACAAAAGAAACTTTAGCTATAATCTACACAAAAGTAGATGAATTAACAGCACTTAAAACACAGATTCATCAGGCAAACACAGTTGTTTACGATAAAATATTTTTATTGTCTGAATTAAAATCAGTGGTTAAAAATTTAAAAGCGTTAGACTGTACAAGTGGTATTTCTGAAGATTACTACTCAAGAAGAAATGAAACTCCGACACTTAAAACAAGTGAAATTACGGCAGTCGAAAGAGATAATGAAGTTAAATTCTTGGAATCAAGAATTGAACAACTACAAGACGAACTGGATTATCATAATTCAGTGACCTATTTGGAACCTTACGAGGACCAAGTATAAGAGTAATTAGTATGTTTGTGATTTTTAATCTACAACTTGTAAGAATCGATGGTTAGATTTGATACTGTATTCAAAAGTTAAAAATCAAGCGTTCAACATTTAGGTAAGTCAAAATTTAAAACTCAATTTCTCGAATCACATAACAACTAATTTACTCTAACCCCAAGACTCTAAAAAAGTTTTGGGGTTTTTTTGTTTTTATTTTTTTTTAATGTATTTATATAAAAGTAAATAATAAACCAAAAAAAAAATAAAAAATGGCATTTGTAATTATTGACAATCCTGGATTTATAACATCAACAGTAAGACAAGGGCAAGGTAACATAGCTGGAGCTAACTATGCAACAGTTTCTGGAGGTAGAGGAAATAACGCAAGACAAACGTATACTACTATTAGTGGTGGTTATAAAAATACAATAACAAATGGAACAACATCATATTCTGTTATTGGTGGTGGTAATGAAAATACAATTGAATCTTATTCATCTACGATTGGTGGTGGTAGATTTAATACAATACCAGTAAAAAGTGATTATAGTGTAATTGAAGGTGGACTTAGAAATACTGTTTGTGGTATTTATAGTACAATTATTGGTGGTTGTAATAATAAGGTAATTGCTAATTGTTCATCAATTTTAGCCGGATCAAATATGACTGCAACAGTTAATAATACAGCATATGTGCCAAAATTAAATATTAGAAATGTTGGTTCAACCACACCAGTAATTAATTTAGGGCTTGATTCATCTGGATTTGTTGTAACTGGTACTACAACAACAGATATTTTTGTTTCTGGACTTACATACAATAATGGAACTGGTGTTCTTACACTTACAAATTCTGATGGAAATACATTAACCGCTTCTGGATTTAGTACTGGTAGTGGCTCTGACATTTATTTAACCGGTGCTTCCTACAATAACGGAACTGGAGTTTTAACTTTAACAAATACAAACGGTTCCACGGTAACAGCATCTGGATTTAATACTGGTGGTGGTGGTTCTGGTGTAATAATAGCTGGTAATGGTTTTCAATCAACCTTAAGATGTGGGAATCAAAATGCAGCCTTATCACAACAATCAACCGTATTAGGAGGTATTTTTAATAGCGCTAGTGCACAATACTCAACAGTAACAGGTGGATACCTAAATAAAACACTTGGAACTCACGCTTTTATTGGTGGTGGTAGAGAAAATACTGTTTCAAATGGTTTTGCAAATATTGCTGGTGGTGATAGAAACACAACTATTGGTAATATTTCATTTATTGGTGGTGGTCTATTTAACACTATTACTGGTAATGCTGAGGGTGGAATAATTGGAGCCGGTATTTCAAATACGTTAAATCACTTAAAATCAAATATAATAGGTTCAAATTTATGCTCAAACAGACAATGTACAACATTTGTTAACAACCTTTCAATTATGAATATACCAACAAGCTCATTTCAGTTACCAACTGGTTCAGTTTGGAGAGAACCATCAACAGATTATTTAAAAATTGTACCTTAATAAATAAAAATAAACATAAATAAAAAAAAATTAAAAATGGCTTTTGTAATAATAGACAATCCTGGATTTACAACATCAACTGTAAGATGTGGAAATTGTAATACAGCACCTGCTAACTATGCTACCGTATCTGGAGGTAGAGGAAATAACGCAAGACAATCTTATACCACAATTGGTGGAGGTTATCAAAACACAATAAGTGGAAACACAGCTTACTCAACAGTTGCTGGTGGCGGAGGAAACACAATTCTTTCTTATGGTGGATTTGTTGGTGGCGGTAGATTCAATAGAATGAATCCAAACGGTGACTACTCAACAATTGGTGGTGGACTTTGCCATAGTGCTTTTGGTACATATTCATCAATTTTAGGTGGAGATTCAAATGACTCAATAGGAAATTACTCAACTGTTGGTGGTGGAAAATCAAATACAGTTATGAGTACATATGGTTCAGTGCTTGGTGGTTTTAATAATAAAGTTACTGGTAATTGTTCTTCGGTTCTTGCTGGGTCAAACATTGTTGCATCTGCTCCAGACACAGCTTACGTACCAAACCTTAACATTAGAAATGTTGGTTCTGGTAGTGCTGTTATTAATCTAGGACTTGATAGTTCTGGATTTGTTGTAACTGGTGTTACAACAACAGATATTTTTGTTTCTGGACTTACATATAATAATGGAACTGGAGTATTAACTTTAACAAATTCTAATGGTAACACATTAAACGCTTCTGGATTTTTAACTGATGATTTTTATGTTACTGGTGGAACTTATTCTAATGGTACTATTACTTTAGACAGACAAGATGGTTCTGTTACTATAAATGGATTATATACTGGTGGAACAGATTATTATTTAACAGGTCTTACTTGGAATCCTGGAACTTTTGAACTAGAAGCTTTAGTAAATGATGGTAATGGATATCAAGTTGATTTATCAATATTGGCTTCTGATATGACCGTGACCGGAGGAACATATAATCCAACAACTGGTGTTGCCTCGTTTACAACAAATTCTGGAAATACTTTTAATGTCTCTGGATTTTTAACAGGTTTAACAGATGTTTTTTTAACTGGTGCAACATATGATTCTGGAACTGGAATATTAACATTATCAAATACAAACGGCTCAACTGTAACAGCTTCAGGATTTAATACCGGTGGCGCTGGTTCTGGTGTAATGATTGCCGGAAGTGGTGTAGGTTCTGTATTAAGATGTTCAAATTTTAACACCGCATCAGGTTGTAATTCAGTCGTAGGTGGTGGAACTCAAAATATAGCGGACGGAAATTGGTCCGTAATTGGTGGCGGTCAAGTAAACTCAACCTGCAACTCTTATTCAACCGTAAGTGGTGGTAGATCAAATAAAGGATTAAATTTTTACACATTTGTTGGTGGTGGTTGTGGTAATACAACTATCGCACCCTATTCAATAGTTGCTGGGGGTTGTTTAAATATTAACAGTGGGGTTTACTCATTCATTGGTGGTGGAGAATGTAATTATACTCAAGGAGAATATGCTGTTGTGTCTGGAGGTTACTGTCACACAAGTGCCGGAAATCTATCTGTAATTAATGGTGGTAGAAATAATATAACAAGTTCTTGTTATTCGACAATAGGTGGAGGTATGTTTAACCAATCAACTGGTTTTGGTTCAACTATTGGTGGTGGAAGAAATAACACATCTAGTAATTTTTATACAACAGTTTCTGGGGGTAGATATAATGCTTTAACACATACCGATTCAACAATTAGTGGTGGTATTAATAATACAGCAATTTGTGTTGGATCAACAATTGGTGGTGGTCAACAAAATACAAGTTGTGGTGCACAAACAGTTATTGGTGGTGGTTTTTGTAATACAATATTCGGAGACCCAAATATTGGTGATTATACAACAAGATCATCAATTGTTGGTGGTGGATTAAATAGAATATGCGTGGGTTACGGAGCTTCAATTGGTGGAGGTTTGAACAACACAATTGGAAATATAAATTGTGGTGTAGCTTCCGGAACCGCATCTATAATTTCGGGTGGTGATGGTAATAAAAATTTTGGTTACGGGTCCACAATAACAGGAGGTTTCACTAACATAATATCAGGTGGAAATTACAATGGTATTTTTGGTGGAGAAGGTAATAATGTAAATCAAAATAATAACTGTACATACATAATCGGTTCAAACATAGCCTCAAATAGAAATTGTACAACGTTTGTAAATAACCTTTCAATTATGAATGTACCAACAAGTTCTGGTGGATTACCAACTGGGGCTGTTTGGAGAAACCCAGCAACAAATGGTTTATTTATTGTACCTTAATTAATAAAATAATAAAAATTAAAACCCCAATCCAAAGTTGGGGTTTTTTTATTTAAAATAATTTCATATATTTACAATATGATTTTATTATTAATTTTTGCAGTATTATTTATTGGTTATAAATTTAAACATAAAAAAAGAATGGGTGAACACCCATTCAAATCATTTTTCGATAAAAATGACAGATAAAGAAAAAACACGTATTGAAAAATTTCTTGAAATACATTTCGGTAATTTGGAAACAGTCCCCAACAGAAACGGAAAGTACAAGTCTTTAGGTTATAAAGACGACAACACAACAATATTTCTAATTGAAGAAAGTCATAGTCAAATTTTTGTCGATTCAAAAAAAGTAATTAGTCCAATTTTTAGTATGTTTAATACTGATTACACAGAAACATATGATTTTGTTAAAGAATGGGTTTTAAAAAAATATGGACTAGATTGTATTGATTTAGTTGGAATAAATACAGAATAATTTGTAAAATCAATTTTAATTTATTATCTTTGTTCTATGAAAGTAATGTTCTTAGATCACGACGGAGTTATATGCCTTTCCAGTAATTGGGGTGGACGATTCAAGAAAAAAGGGTTTGATTCAAACCCCGAAACTCCTTTGGATATACGAATGGATAGCTTTGATTCAAAAGCAGTTAAAGTATTAAATGAAATCATAGAACTTACAGGTTGTGAAATTGTTGTTTCTTCTGACTGGAAAAAATGGGGTACATTAGAAGATATGAAAGAAATGTATAAAACTCGTGGTATTAAAGAACCACTTGATTTAACACCAGTAATAACAGATTGTAAGAATTTTGTTAATGAACACGAGTGGATGGCAATGTGGGAATTGGAACACACACGAGCGGTTGAGATAAAAAACTGGTTACACGACCACCCTGAAGTAACACATTGGGTTGCTATTGATGACCTTAATATGGGTAAAGATGGTTCATCCTGGAAAGAGTGGGGGTTAGATAACTTTGTTCACTGCAAACGACCATATAACGAAGGAATAAAACAATCTGGACTTAAAGAAAAAATATTAAAGTTTTTGGAATGAAAAACATAAAACAGTTATTTCGTGGAAATCTTGACCTTCTTGAAAAACCAGAAGTACAAAAACTTATTGAATACACCCAAGAACTTGAAGGACAAGTATTAGAAAGAAAAATTGAAGATACATACGATAAAGAACATATGTTAAAAACAATGCTTTCAGATATTCTTTCAAGTTGTAGTGAGTATGAAGAAAACAAAATACTTGAAGATAGATATCCAGACTTATATGAAAAAGTTGATGCCGATTCTTTAGTTAAAAATTTAAAAGATTATATTTTAAATATGAATTTTATGAATAATTTAGGATTATGAAAAAAAGAGTTTATTTAATTGATATTGATGGAACTGTATGTGAAGATATAAAAAACGAAGATAGTTACTTATATAAGGATGCAAAACCATACAAAGGTTCAAAAGATGAAATTAATAAACTTTATGATGAAGGAAATAAAATAGTTTTTTTCACTGCCAGAGAATATAAAGACAAGGGTGTAACTCTTTCCTGGTTATGGAAACACGGATTCAAATTTCACGACCTTATAACGGACAAACCAAGATGTAAGGAAGATGAAGAATATGTGTGGATTGATAATAAACCTGTAAGAGGTATAACATATAAAGGAGAGTGGGGACCAATTGTTGAAACAAAAAACCAGGAGGTTAAAACTCTATTAAATTTTAATATTGAAAAATGATAAAGAAAGTAAAATTATTCATCGTTGATGAAAAACCATATTTGGTATCACTAGATAAACTTGAAGTTGGTGATAAGGCTGTTGTAACAGTTGGTGGTAAATATCCGTCAATTGTTGAATGTGGTAATGAACAAATCATTGATTTAATCACAAATAGTAAATTAACATTGACGCAACCCTTCAAGGTTTATATGGGTCCAGAAAAAGTTAATTTAACAAAAGAACAAATTGAAAAACTTACCGAAGATGAGTCTGATGGTGTATTAGAAGTTGTTGAAGAAAACGGTACAATAACATATAACTTATGATTTTAGCGGAAAAAATTTTATTTGCATTAGCACTGGTTGCTGTTCTTGCAGTACCTATAGAACTTTATATTAGAAAGAAAAAAGGAAAAAAAGATGAATGATGTTTTAATTGAAACACCAAAAGGTGTTGGTAAATTGGATAAGTTATATGTATCTGATCTTGGATTTTTAATGATTAAAATAGCATTTGATGACGGTACTTACACCGGATATAATCTTGGTAAACACAATCCATCAGATAACGCCTTCACAAAGGAAATATCTAAAGACGAACACTTTGTCTGAAAAAATAATTATAAAACTTGTTTGATTAAAAAAAATTTCATATCTTTGTCTAAAGATTATAAAATGACAGATAGAAAAAAATACCTTTTATCACAAGACTTTCAAATGACCTTCACTCAAGAATCTGATTGTTGTGATGATAAAGAACAATATATCACAATCAAAACACAAAACGGTGGTGGAGGTGATTTTTACGTTATCGACACAGAAAGATGGGCATTTGATAATATCCCAGAATTAATTACAATCTTAAAAAGATTTGAAGCGGCACACAGTTTAATTAAACAAAAAGAATTAGAATAATGAAAGATTTAAATGACCAAGAATTGTTGGATTTAGCCTACAATGAAATACGTAAAATGGATATCCATATTATCTCAACAGTTATATTTGTTGTGGTACTAGTTGCCGAATTTATTTTAGCTTTTTTACAAATAATCTCGTTACCAATTTTATTTCTTTTCTTATCTGCTATTATAATTTTATATTATTACCATAGTCAAAGATTTAAAAAATGTGAAAAAAGAGTTGAAGAAATATTAAATGAATTAACATCAAGAGATATATGAAAAAATTATTAGTATTGTTATTAATATTAACATCTTGTAATCAAATTGAATACAAGTACAAAATAGAAGGAACTGTTGAGACTAAAGATGGTCCACATTCTGCAATCTGGTATACAGATACAATTAGTTTTGACGGCGATACTGCATATTATTTTAATAGTGATGGGAGTGAAGTTAGGATTTATCCACCATTTATTTTAAAGCACATTAAAAATGAAAAATAAAATTATTATATTAGCAGTGTTGTTCTTAACAAGTTGTGCAAACTGGAAGTATAAAGATGTAGAATACGAAAGTTGTAAAAATTTAGAAAAGATACACGTTCATCTTTATCACCACGATAGTTGTGAATGGCATTGTTTAAACTTGGAAGAAGGGGAATATACAATTGAAGATAAGTTTAGAATCAAGTATAAGACAGATAAAAAAGGAAAAGTAAAAAAAGTAAAATTAGTAAAATGACAGAAAAAGAATTAATACTTTTGGGACTCAAAAGTGAAGAAATTAAAGAACACGATGAAGACGAATCTTACTATTATGTTTTAGATATTGTTGATGGTCTAACATTTATAACACCAACAAATGAAGACATTAAAGACGGTAACTGGTATGTTGAATTTTTCAATACGGACCCATCCGTAAGATTCTACGAGTTCGGAGAAGTCCAAGGACTGATAAACCAACTAACAAAAGCAATTGTAAAATGACAAATAAAAAAGCTATCTACGAAACAATTTTAACTGAACATAGAAGAATTACAAATGAAATTTCTGACATCAAAGCAAATAGTTACGAACTAAATGATGAAGAAAAGAAAAGAGTAAAAGACTTGCAAACTAGACAGATACAACTTATGAATCAAATGAAAATATTATTCAATGGAAACTTTGGCAAATAAAATACCAACACACGACCCACAAACAGGAGAATTAAATCCCTATTACGAAGAACTAACAGGTGAGAAAAATCCATTAATCAATTCTGATGAAAAAAAAACTGTCACATTTGACACGACGAAGTTAGTTGGAAAAGAATTTAGATATAAGAGTAAATACGGTATTTCTAATTGGTCTGATAAAGTAAAAAACATAGAGTATGTTCTTGGTATAGAAACAAATATTGAATTACCAATTAAACCTTATGTTGAAAGTCAAACAAAAAAGGAATTAAAACTTTATGGTTATACATATACATTACTTGTAAGATCTACAAGGGCTGACCAGGTTTATGATTTTAATGATTGTATTTTTTTAATAGATTAAGTTATGAAGTATTTTAAATTATTTTTGATGTGGTTAGGTTTTATAGTGATTGCATCAATATTTGGCGAATATATCGTCAGTCGAGAAGTTAACGGATTCCTCCAACTTTTAAGTTTCGTTGGGTTGATAGGAGTTCTTATGTATATAATAAACGAAACAAACAAAATTTTAACAAAAAACAAAACAAAATGATTAGTACTTTAATTTTTATTTTAGGATTAGTAATTGCATTAGTAATTGCATTTACAACAAGGGACAATATGTATGTCCAAAAACAAGACAGATGGGGAGATATGAAAGAAACTTTTAATATGTCCTGGTTATTTAAACCACTTGGCATCTTCCTTTTAGGTTTGATTATATCTTCAGTACAACCATTCGCACTTGAAAGAGTTGATGCAGGTCACGTAGGTATCAAAGTTAATCTAACCGGAGACAAACGAGGTGTATCAAGTTACGAATACAAGACAGGTTGGGTAATGTATAATACCTGGACGGAACAGATGTTAGAGTTTCCAACATTCCAACAACATATTGAATACAAGGATCAAACTGTGATTACAAAAGGTGGATTTGCTGCAACAATTAAACCATCATTCAACTACTCACTTAAACCAACAGCTATTGGTAATATGTTTGAGAACTTGAGATTAGATATTAAACAAATTGAACAAGGATGGTTAATGAATGCGATTGTTAGTTCTGTAAATGACGTGGCCAATAAGTGGGAGGTTGATGCAATCTTTAATAAACGAGAAGAATTTGAAGCGGCAATTGTTGCGGAGTGTAATAAAAGATTATCTAAATGGTTTGAAGTATCACAGTTAAGAACTAATATCATACCTCCAGCATCATTACAAAAAGCGATTGAAGGTAAAACAAAAGCGGTTCAAGAAGCTCAAGCAGCGACACAACGTAAATTAGTAGCAGAAGCTGAAGCTCAAGAAAAAATCGCAATTGCAAAAGGTGACTCCGCAAAAGTTATCATCGACGCACAAGCATTGGCCTTGGCTATGAAAATAAAACAAAAAGAAATTACACCTTTATATGTTGAGTATTTGAAAGCACAAAGTTGGAATGGAGTTTTACCTACAACTGTAGCTGGTGGTACTGGAACATTCTTAAACATTAAATAAGATAGGTCAAGAACTAAAATTAAATCCCCATTTAAAGAGTGGGGATTTGTTTTTTTAAATAAGTTTTATTATATTTGTGATATGAAAGGAAAACTGATTAAAACGGATGTTAATTTCCTCCTTGAAGATGATAAAGGTGTTGTAATTGCGTCCACATCATTAAATAAAGAAGGTTTATCCCTGTCTCAAAAAAACTGTCAAGAAATTGAACGTGGTTATGATTTGGATGAGTTGGCAATGGGGTATGATTTATATGAAAACATTAATTTTGTTGGTCAAATGAGGGCTTTCAAAGAAGGTTTCCAAAAAGCACTTGAGGTAAATGCCGACAAAAGGTTTACCCTCAAAGAAATGGTGGAATGTTGGAACAGAGCTTTAGAATTTCAAACACATAAAGAAACATTGGGTGAATATATTAAATCACTAAAACAAACTGAATTTGATGTTGAGATTGTGATGGTTCCGGCAATGTCAAATAATGGTAATGTATATTATGGTGATATACCAAAACTTGATGATGATGGGTGTTTAATATTAAAAAAATTATAAAAATGGAACAAAGAAGTACACACTACGGAGACGTAGCAAAATGGATAGAAAAAGTAATTGATTCTTGTGAGACGTACCAACAAACGTTTACCGCCAAAAAATTAATTACTAATTTCGCAAAACAATTAAGAACTAAATCTCCTGACAAGTATTGGAGAGATTATCAATACAGTGTTATTTGGCCACTTGAAGCGATGGTAACATCCAAACGACAATTATTCATAAATAAATCGGAATAATGGAAGAAACAAAATACCCAATAGGTGGATTTGCCCCTGGAAACTATATGTGTGTGTGCGTCACCTGTAAAAAACCATATTACGGAGATAAAAGAGCATCACAATGTGAACCTTGTGCTATTGAAATGGTTAAAACAAAAATTGAGGTTGCAGAGAATGGAGGTATTGAAATAGTACACGATTACTTACCTGGATTTATAGAACAATTTGGTGATGGTCCACTTGGTGAATTAAACCCGAATGATTGGGACGCATTACAATTTTTGAGATGGTTAAAGTTAAATAATTATAAAATAATAAAAAATGACAGAAAAATATCAAATCAAAAAGTGGATTGAAAACATTATTAAATCTTCAATTAATTGGGAACAATTAACTACTTGTGAAAAGTTAATAAATAATTTTGAAACCCGAATGAAAAAAGAAGATTATGATGGAATGTTGGCATTACCATTTATTATTGACTTAAAATATAAAATTGAAGTTAAACGAAAAGATTTATTATACACTAATCACATAACACTTAATTAATATGAGTAAACACAAAATTGATCCAGATATGTTTAAAGGTTTAAATGAAATGATGAAGAATTTTCAAAAAAATCCTTTCACACCACAAATACCAACAAAAAATATGTTTGGTCTTGGTAATATTAAAAAATATATTTTTATTCTTGCCGGATTACTTTTTATGTCTGGATTTGGATTTGGTGTAATGATAGGTTTGTTATTCTAAAAAATAATTGTATCTTTGTGGTATGATTTCCGATAAACTTAAAAACATACCACAAAACCCTGGATGTTATTTGTTCAAAAACGACAAAGAACAAATCATCTATGTTGGTATGTCCAAGTTTTTACCAAAAAGAGTATCATCTTACTTTCAAAAAAATCATACTGGTAAAACAAAAACTCTTGTTGAAAACATTGTTGATGTTGAGTTCAAGATTACATCATCAGAACAAGAAGCAATCATCCTTGAGGAAGAACTAATCAAGTTATATAAACCAAAGTTCAACATCAAAGGAAAAGACGACAAGACAAGAAAATGGTCTCTGTGTTTTACAGAAGAAGATTTCCCAAAACTGGAAATTGTCCGAGACAAACAAGACGATAGGTTATCACTTGATTTTACATCTGGTATGTTATGTCGTGAGATTTACAAACTTATTCACGATGTGTTTGAACTTCGTAGTTGTTCTTATGATTTGACAGAAGAAAATATCACAAAAGAAAAGTTCAAGACCTGTTTGGAATTTCACCTTGGAAGATGTAATGCACCTTGTGTAAAAAATATCAAAAAGTTTTATTACAATGAGATTATTCGTGATGTGAAAAAAGTTCTATCACTTGATATTTCCAGTCTTAAAACAAAGTTGAAGAAGTCTATGAAGTATCATTCAGACAATCTGGAGTTTGAAAAAGCACAACACTTATTATCAAAACTTACAAATTTGGAAAGTATTGATAGTAAGTTGAATGTTATACGATTACAGAAATATAACAAAAAAGCTTTTGATGTAAAAAATATCCTTGGTCTTATTAATCTTCCACAGACAATTGAAGCGTTTGATAATTCACACAACCAGGGTGATTCCAATGTTGCAGCTTCTGTTAGGTTCCAGAACGACAATCCAGTTAAATCTGAATACCGTAAGTATATTATAAGAACCGTAGATGGTATTGATGATTACGCATCGTTTGATGAAATACTTAATCGTAGATTTAAAAGATTAATTGACGAAAAACAAAAACTTCCAGATCTTGTTGTGATTGATGGAGGTAAAGGACAATTAGGTATTGCCAGAAGAGTATTTGAAGAACTTGGAATATTAAACCAGGTTGACCTTATTTCAATATCAAAAGATTCAAACCACAAATCATCTATTATTCATAAAGTTGATGGTTCCGAGTTCAGTATCAAGGATGATTTAAACTTTACAATGTTTGGTAAAATCCAGGAGGAAGTTCACCGATTTGCAATCAAGTTTCATCGTGACAAACAATCCAAAAAATTGTTTTTATAATGCTTGAATTTTAATATAAATTATTTTATACTTAATAAAAAAAGTGATATGTTAAAGAAATTAAACAGGTGGTTTGAACTAAACTGGGGTTGGTTCTTTATCAATGGAAGAAAACAAGAACAATGGAACGAATACTTAAAAAACAAATATAAAAAATGAAAACAATAGAAGTAAATTTAGGAGTGGGGATGAATATGTTATTCCCAGAACCAATACAAATCGTTATTGACGATACATTTGAAAAGAGATATGAAAGTTACCGTGAGTTTGTTAAAACATTGGAAGATGTGGATTATGATTATATAACTGACGACCCAAATGAACATAAATTAAGAGAGTTTACATTTGAAGAATTTGTTGAAGCGTGGGAAAGTAATACTAGGTTACAAGAACAATTTAAATAATATGGAAGCAGAAAAATTTGAACAAGCAAAAAAAATTAAAGGAGACCTTGATAGGTTGGAAACACAAAAGTATAAACTGGAATCCGCACTTAAATCTTGTAGTTTAGGTGCAACAATCGGATATTCAAGGGGAGGAGCTTATCCTAGCAAACAAGAGGTAAGTCTCTATAATAGGGATCTTATTAAAGAAATGATAACCAAAGCACTTGAGGGGTTGAATGAAGAAATAGATTTAGTGAAAGAAGAATTTGAAAGGTTATAATATGGAACAGAACCCTATAGAATTTATTAAGGAAAAAATTGAACTTGATGGAGACACCGATTTTTTACATATTAATTGGGACAAGTTTTATGATATTATAGAACAAGCCTATTTGATGGATATAAAAAGAATGGAATCCCTTAAAGATTTTGATACTTGGAAAGAATGGAAAAATACTAAATAATATGTCGTACTATAGAATCAAAATACAAGAAAAAAATAATGGACAAAAAACTTACACACCACAAGTGGGTAAATTAAAAATTTCTGGACTATGGATTAAAAAACAAGAAATAGTTTGGCATACAATAGTTCACGCTCACGGTAACACATTTGGATTATCTGAAACAATAACTGTGGGATATGCCACCGAAGATTCGGCATTAAAAGTTATTGATGATTATAAAAATAAAGATGTGATAGAAGAAAGTAATAAAGTTAAATCAACAACATATAAAACAATTGACTGATGAGAAAATTTTATATATTTTTTTGGTGGGTATGGAATTATCCTGAAATTGTATGGATGAAATTTAAATCGTATTTTAAAAGATAAATGTAATGGATAATAAAGAACAAAAACTTGTTGGTTATATTGTTTATAACATATGGACCTTTAAACATAAAGGTAGAGAAGATACAGAATGGACAACTGCGGCAATATCACCTGAAGTTCATTGGAAAAAGAAAATTTACTTAACTCTTTCAAGAGCACAGGAAGCCGCAAAACATATGAAAGAGAGGGAAAGTTTATCAACACAGATTA